CGCCATGGGGTCAGGCTACCTCCAGTGATGCACTACCGGCTGCACCACCACCGGGGGAGGGCGCGCCACATTGGCCCTTCTAGCCCCTTCGCAAGCGTAACGCAAGGCATCTATTACATGGTTTGCCTTATCGTTAAGCAAAGGTAGGACTTTGCCCGTTAAAGGGTCAGTTTTGAACGAATAGGCGGTTAACTCGTCTATCGTGTGCCGGCACCTGGGATGCACCACAATGTCAAAAGATTTCAACCACTCTATGCCATCCTCAACGCTTTTCGGCCCCTTCACGGCTGGCACAATCTTCGGAAAGCCGTGCTTTCGCATGTAGCTGATGGTTTCGGGCCTGGCGCTGTCCGCCGTCAAAGGCCACTTCTCGGCCTCGGGGATGGTCATAAACAAATCCGGCGTGTCGGGTATCTCGCAGCCGATCCGGTAGGCTTCATGGTCAATGTAAAGCTTGCGCCCTACAATGTGGCACCGCACCAAAACGGTAGGGTCAACGGCAAAGCCCCAATCGGCGCCGAGGCGATGGATAGCATCGGGCGGGGCGTCAAACTCCTCAATCTTCCAGTTTCGGAAAACGCGCGCCTCGCTGTTTGACACATACCCGCCGCCCCAGACATGGGCGTATTTATCCGGGTCGCGCGCCCGGTCATACTCCATTTCGCGGCGCAGCACGTCCGGGAACCATGGGTTATCCCACCAGTTAACAGACACGATAGCCGCGTCAGGTGGCGGTTCCGGCCCTCGCAACAGCGCGTCAACCGGGTCAGTGTCTTGGTGCGGGTTCCAGCTGAACCAAAGCTCGCTGCCAGGTCGGCGGATGGTCGGGCGCAACAGGTCAAGGCTGCGCTGCGATAGGCTTTGCGCCTCTTCCACCCAGGCGCGGTCATAGCCTTCCAGTGACTTAATGCTGTCGGCGGTATGGTTCTGCATCCCCTGGAAGATAATCAGCCCCTTGCCGCGCCGGTTCTTGATCATAGCCTCTTGGACCTCAAAATGATCCGCCGCGCCTAGGCTTTCGATCTTGGCTTCAAGCAACCGCTTGACGGATTGGGCAAGGCTTTTCTGCACTTCTCGGACGCAAACGCTGGAAGTTTGCGTGTCAAGGATGTGCGCTTCGATCAGCGCCTCGGCAAAGAAATGCGACTTACCGGACCCTCGCCCGCCCCATGCGCCTTTGTATCGGGCTGGCGCCAGCAGCGGCCTAGCCCAGCGCGGGGTCTCAATCCGTAGCGCGGTCATTCAGCCGGCGCGGCGTTCTTCCTGCCTGCGGCCAAACGCTGCGCTGCGAAGGCTTCCACATCCGTTGCGTCATAGTGCGGGCGCTTGCCGATCATTACCACAGCCGGACCCCTACCAGCTTTGCGCCAATTCCATAGCGCCACGCGCGACACGCCAAGGCGCTGCGATGCTTCGTTTTGGGTGATGACGTTCTCAGGGATCACGGCGCGGCCTTTCGGGTTATCGCGCCGTTAATGTGGCGCTAGCTTTGCGCCATGTCAATATGCCCGGTCCCGACCATCACGGCAATCTTGACAACCCCTTGGACCGTGTTGACGCTTTCCCTTGCGGGGTCGCGCTGGTCAGGTCGATCCGCCAGCCGGGCGCCAGCGGTGTACGAACCAAGGGGCATTCAGTCACGGCGCGGTGGGGGCGTTTTTTCGTGCATGATCGCCAGAAATTCTAGCCATACCGCTTCGTCCTCCGGTATCCGCACCGCGCCGCGCGCCCATTGCCGGACGGTGCCCTCGGGGCGGCCCAGGATGCGCGCCAAGCCGCGCTGCGTCCAATGCAGCGCGTCAAGGCATTCACGAAAGCGCGTGGGGGTCATTGTTTCCCTTTCATGCCGCCAAACTCATTGTGGCTTGATTGGCCTTGGCCCGCGCGGCGGCAGCAGCATTGTCCAAGTGTTCACGAACCCGAGCCATGTGCGCCGCTTCGCTTTCGCCCCAATGCTTAGTCGGGGCGCTTGCATTGGCTTCATCGCGGGCGATCATGTCGCCACCCCAGCGCTCCATCAACCGCGCCTCGGCTTCTTGGGTCATGCGGTCCAATTCGGCGAGCCTGCCCGCCACAGCGAGGGCTTCCTGAGAAACCATATCAACCGGTTCCGGGCCAGGATTGGCAGCGCCGAAATAGCGCCACTGACGCCACTCATTGCGCCACAATTCCCACGATGCAAGATACGCTTGGCGCTCAGGCGAAAGCCGCCCAAAAGCCGCCCGCTGTTTTGCGGTATTACCCAAAAGGATAGCCTTTGGCTTTTTTGCCGCCTTGGTCGCCGCAATGACGCGCGCCACAAGCGACGGGTCCGCCATTACAGCGGCAAAAAGAACATCGGATGAATTGGAGACGGGCTGCATATACATCGGGAAAAACCTCGATTTACCGGGCTTGATTGCCTCGGTGCAATCCTATATACGCAAAGCGCGCGCATGGGTCAAGCGAAAAAATGCACGGCGCGCAATTTTTTTTGCGGCAAAATAAAAAAGCGAACATAAATCAGGCGAAATGTTCGATTTATGTTTGATTATTTGTCCGCTTTTTTTTCAGCATCATCCGCTTCGATAATCACGCGCTCAATCCGGGTTATCATCGCGCCACCATCGGCGCCGGTCATTTCCAAGCCGGACTTCTCGTGCAGCCCGATACGGTTCAGCACGGCCAAGGCGGCTTGCAGGGCGCGCGGGTCTTCAAGGTTTGCGGCGATGTCAATCACGGTCTTGATCGCCAGCGGCGCGGCTTGCTGCAGCGCCTCACGGGACTGCGCCACCTTGCCCTCGCCGTTCTTTACGCCGGGCGTCCGGCCAGGTCCGCCGATCTGTCCAGGGCCATTCGCCGGGCCACCCCAGCCGGGACCATTCGCGCCCGCGCGCGCGCGCGTAATTTTTGCAGGCTCTTGCGCCGCTTCCGGCTCGTTACCGCTTAGGCTCACGGCCAAGCTCCACCAAATACGCAATCGCCCCACAGCCCCAGATCGTAGCGCTCAATTCCCAAGGCGCGCCCAGCCAAAAAATTGCGCTGCTGGTTAGCCAAAGCGCGATAGCTGGCAGGAAACGCCTTTCGATCAGTGTCACGGTTTGGCCTCCAATTTCTTGCGGGCACCCGCCGCGATGGTTTGCATCAGTTGCGCGCGGCTTGTCAAGTAATCCTTGTCAGCCGGCGCAAAAGCCCTAGGAGCGGCTTCTAGGGCGGTTTCAACCTTGCCTATGGCCCAGGCTTCCAAATCCTCCCAGACGTGCCTAGCGGCCACGTCAGCCGGGTCTAGCGCCATTTGCGGTAGCTCCGATTGGTGCGCGGGATCAGCCGGGACGCGATTGCGCTGGTCAGGCCTGCAGGTGGTGGCCATGGCTGGCCCTCGGCGGTCCATTGGTCAAACGCGGCCTTGATGCTGGCGCGGGTCGGGTATGCGTCGGCTGGGTCAAACTGGCGCATTGCACCCTTTGCACCCTCGCTGGCGTTAAGCCCTAGTGTAAAATCCTGATTTTCCAAGGCCTTGCAATTTTCCGGCGTTTTATAGGGTGCAGAGGGTGCAGGAGGGTGGCCCACTTTTGCAAAAACCCCCCTTCCTGCGGGCGCGCGCGTATATGCACGTATGGGGAAAGTTTGGGAAAGTCCCGTTTGCACTGCACCCTCTGCACCCTGGGGCACGTCGAATAGGTCCGGTTGTTTCCGGTTAATCAAGGTCGTTCCCCTTCAATCCGATGCCTGCAACGTAGCGAATACCACGCACGGTGCGGCGAAATAAATCTTTGTGTCGATTGAGGTTTTCGGCAAATTCTTGGTTGCTTGGAACATGCTCGCCATTAGCTTGCCCCCATGATCGGAAATCCGCATAAAGCTGGCCAGGCTTGGCGCTGAGGGTCGCATCCAGGGTGCAGCGCTCGGAAATCCACCGGCCGAAAGCGTCTTGAAGCTCGAAGTATTCCGATGTCTTGGCGGCGATGGCTTGGGCCGTTCCGAGGCGCTGTTCCTGCCAAGCGAGGCAACCCTCAATCATCCAGCGCAGAATGGCCGGGTATTCGGCTTTAAGGCGGTCTTTCAGGGTATGGTCAGGCTCGGGCGGCTGGTTATCGAAGGGGATGATACGCAACCGGCGCTCCATGGCTTTGCTGCGCCCCTTCAACCTTGGCGCGTGGTTTCCAACAAACATCAACTTGTATTGCGGCCAATACTCGAAGGGCCTTCCGTAAGGTTGCCGGGCGCTGACTGGCGCCTCATTGCCGGTCAATTCCTTGATCTGGCTTTCGGCCCATGTGCGGCCCGCCTCGGTCTCGGATGCTGTCACCAGCCGGGCGCCGGCCATGCGGGCGCGGTAATATTCCACCGGCATTCGGCTGTCAGTGCTGAATGCGTCCATGGGCGCTGATACGGCATAAGCGCCCAAGATCGTGGTGACGGTCGTCACGAATACGCCCTTGCCGTTGCCTCCGGACCCGTAAAGGAAGGCAAGCATTTCCTCAGTGACATCGCCGGTCAGGAAATACCCGCAAAGGCGTTGAAGGAAGGCGATGGTTTCGGGGTCGTTGGCGGTCGCTTCAATCAGGAAGCTGCGCCACATTACCGGGTCCGATTGTGGCCCTGCTGGCGCGACAATCGTGTTTCGGCTGATATATTCGCCCGGCTTAGCTTCGCGCATCTTGCCAGTTTTGAGGTCAACCACGCCACCGGGAACGCCCAGCAACCATGGGTTTGCATCCCAAACCGCTTGATGCACGGCGATGCGCGGGTCAGATTTGGCAAACTCCAGCACGTTGCGGCAGAAGGCTAACTTGCCCATGCTCTTGCGTTCGCCCTCCGATATGCCAGGCGTGGCTTGCAAACCGCGAAGGAAATCGCGGGCGCGGTCATTGGCGGCGCCGATCCCGTCAACCGTCCACTTGCCCTTGTCGAATAGGAACCATTGGTTGGCGGTATGGTCCCAGACCATGCGGCCCTCTTGCTTTGCAGCGAAGGCAAGCGCGACTTGCTCCTCAGAAAAGGCGACAAGCCCGGCGTCGTTGCGCGCGGTTTTGGCGATTGACCGCTGCTGACGGGCGGAACCTGTTAGCGCGCGGTTCCAATCGTCGGGGTCATAATCTGACACGTCGGGTGTCCGGCTCAACGGCTTCAAGGATGCGACGGGCGGCTTCATGGTCGCTTGTCTCCCAAGTATAGCTTGCAAGGCTGATGATGCTGCGCCCTTTGGCGCCGTCTGTTTTCCAATCACAAGACACTGTGCAAAACCAAACAGTGCCGGCCTTGCGATGGCGTTGTAGCAGAAGACACGGCCAATCGGCGCGGTCTAAGCGTGTATCTAGGCTTTCGCGCAATATGGCGTATTCATACCATAGCGGGGTTCCGATGCGCGGCGCCTGGAATATGGCGCGCTTGTAGCCCATCGCCGCTAGGGCCATCGCCAGCGTATCGCGCGACATGCGCGCGTATTCATTGGCGACCTCAATTAGCGAGGGTGGCGGTAACGGGTCAAAGATGGATCGGCGCTTCATGCTAGGCCCATTTCCTCGGCAAGCCATTGGGCGGACGCGGCGAGGGTCATGCGGCGTTCCTTTGCGGCTTTGGATATGGGATGCTTGCCAATTCCAAGCGCGCGGCCTTTTTCTCGCCCGTGCGGCACAATGCGCGCCAATAAAGATGCTTGCCCGCGTCAAAATGGGGCAAAACCTCAACCCCAAGTTTCTCACTTAAAAGGCGTGGGCTTTGAGTGCCCCACACTGAATTGCACGATCTGCCAGCGTGAAACTTTCCGGCAATAATCACCCCATCCATTCGGCTATTTCTTGCGCCGTGATACCGCCAAGATGCAGCTTGATATATGCCGCCATGATGATGCGCCGTTTTATCCGCAAAGCTGACAAGTAAATCACCGATCTTTTTTTCCGCAATGTGTTTGCACGTTGCCGCAATCAAGCCCGTTAAAGGCGGAAGCGAAATGCCTTCGGTTCGCACCAAGCGCGACAATTCCAAAACGCTTTCACGCCACCGCGTCGGTGGGATCGAAAAAAAACAAGCCGCAACTGCCGGGCCATAATCACCAAAAAGCCCCCCATCAAGATGCCATGTCCCGACGCATTGGACATTAGCGGGGGGCCTTTTGGAATAATGCCACCGCTTCACCAATTCGGCGGCTTCATCATGCGCGCCAATGCGAAAAAAAACATCTTGGCTCACTTCTGCTTCGCCTTCCATGTCTCAAACACCGCCGCGCGTTCCGCGTCTTCCACCGGATCAGGCTCGCGTTCTTGCAGCGTGGTCAACACGCGCTTGACCCATTGCGTCACTTCGCTATGCGGCTCCGGACCGAAGTCCAGCGCGGTCATGGGCGGGGGATAGGTCATGGCTATTCCTTCCATTGAATACGGACAACCGTAGTTTGAACAGGAGAGTTGTCTACAGCACTTTTCTCTGAAGAATAAATGTGACCATCCCAAAGACGATCTTGATCTTTGTATTTCACAACCCACCCCTCG